CCACTTTGAGCGCACCTTGTACTCCATAGACTTGAACATAACTCATAAAAGTATCATAGGTAATATATTTGCCTAAATTCAACCCTATCGCTGCATATCTATCAACAAGTTCCTGATATATCCTACGTTCATAGTCATCATTCACAAGCGGCGTAGTATTATTGGGTACATCTGTTACCACAGGGGGTTCGGCTGCAACTTTAGACCCGCCACCAGTTCCCGCAAGTCCCGCTGTGGGGTTTGTGGTCAATGCACTTCCCAGAGAACTTGCTCGCACATTTTTCTGCGCTGCGGCAGCTTGTGCCTCCTGTGCCAGGTTGGGAATGGTGTTGCCGATATTGTCAAAAAACCCCATCTTAAACTCCTACTACTGGGGCATCCCAGTCATCATTTGCTGCATCATCATTTCTTGCTCGGGCGGCATCATCAGGCCAGGGCTTAACGCTTGAGGTGGTGCCATGCCCGGTTGCAGGCCGCCCATCGGCATACCCGCCTTGGGTGTCATGCCCTGATCGGGGGATTGATTAGGTTGAGGTGTGGCTGCGCCCATTTGTCCAGGTGTCGGTCCCATGACGGCCTTCATATAGTCCTGAAGTTGAAGTTGCTCCATCTTGTCCAACTCCATCGCTATAGACTTTGCGGAACGAACAGCCTCCATGTCACCCTTATCAAGTCGTTCTATCAGGGCTAAAAGAACTTCCCTCAACCTGACTGTTGGTAAGTTCATAGCCCACTCCTCAAGAACCTTGGCTCTTTCGGAGTCAGGGTCTTGAACTTTGATAATCTGCTCACGAATAGTCTGTTGGCTTAAAATGGGATTCGGCCCTTCGTTGGCTATTCTGGCCTGCATCCACTTCTGCATTTCGTCTTGAGGAAGTTCAATCTCCAACTCGGTCTTAAACCTGAATGGCTTGACCTCAGAGGGTTTGAAATTGTGAATACTCATACCCTGTTCGGTGTTAAAAGCCAACTCTATCGGCTCAAGTCCTAGATTAGACTCATCCCATGACTCAGAGAACATCCTGGTGACATTCCACGCTATTTCCTCATACATGGCTTCCATAGCCTTCTTGAACTGATATATCACAGTGCCCGTAGTGTGAGCCGCAACGCTTAAAGCCAGACCAGACCACGGGGTTTTGCCCTGCACTCCCGACCACGGGAACTCAGGCAAAGCCTGGGCGAGTTTACTTGCCACCATCTCGGAGGCGGCATACATATCCTTCGGCAGTTCGGGAGGTTCAAGAGGGCGGATGTCCTGTTGTTTGATCTTTGATAGGGGAACTTTGGCTCCTGCCTTGTAGGGGTCTCCCTCTATCGTGTATGTCCCATCTGACGACTCAACTGCGATGGGCGGCTTCCTGAAACGGTATGCCTGGGTCAGTACCGCAGACAAAAGTACATTATTGGGCTTGACCATGTTCCTTAAATCTTTATAGATAGACTCTCCCACGTCTTTGTAGGCATCCTGCATCCTGGGGTGGGACACATAGGGAGTAGAGCCGCAGGGGAGTAAGATAACAGGGTTAAACCCGATCTGGTGTTTGGTTAAGGGTTTATAGAACTTGTCGTCTATGACAAGTCCGTTTTCCTCATCGTCGAAATAGTCAATAACGTCAACGGCTTCCTCGTCGGGGTGGTCTCCCGTGACTCCGTACAAAGCATAAATCTCTCTGGGATAGAGTGACCGTTTACAGGCAATCCACTTCAGCCCGTCTGTGCCCATTTCATAGGAGACATTGATTCTATTCCAGAACTCGAAGTCTATCTTTGTGCCCTTTTCTCCTTTATATATAAGGGGTTTGGCGATGATAAACCCCGTATTTATGGCATACCACGCCATCTGGCTCTGGAGGTCTGGCTCGCCTCTCCTCCGAAGCATCAAATTGACAGAATCCATATATCCGTTGACAAATCTTTCGGATATGGACTTATCTTTCCTGGCCTTCTTTTTATCTATATCTATGGGGCAGAAGATATTTAATTTAGCGGTAGCGAGGGCAGCGATGGTCTTGCCCGCCTGGGACTGGGGGGTGTTATCGGTGAACGACTCATACCCGTCGCCGGGGTTAAAGGGGTCGCCGCGCCATAGCCCGTAATCGGAAGCGATACGTTCCCTCAATCCGACCTCGACACCGGAGGTTTCGATTTTGGATATTCTGTCTTTTATTTCGTCTGCTGTGGGCATTAGTAGCTCCCTACTTTAATCACGTTCTTGCCCTCGAAGTGGGCGACCTGTCTCATGTGCCACGCAATCGCCAGACTCATAACCTCGTCGTCGTAAGCGCCCTCGGCGTGTGCGGGTTTACCCTTGTCGTCTCTTATAAAGCTCATCATCTCGGAGACGGTATTCTTGGAATAGGGACGGACTGCGAAGTTGCGGACTGCTTCCTCTAGTTCTCCAAGTACGATAGGCCTGGTGGTGTCGTTGGTATGCCAGCCGCGTTTCTTTTCGTTGATATACCAGTCCTCGGCGCGGTGGAACATCCTTGAGCCATAGCCGAGTTCGATGAGTTTATTGACGCCTGTGATGCCCTCGCCGTTGCATTCAGCGCCAAGATAAGCCCGATTGTAGCGGTCGCAGAGTTTGTGGGTTTGGAGTGCCATCTCGTCCAGGGGAAGCCTGCCCCGAATCTTCGCAACCTGTTCTCCTGTCTGGAAGTCAAGAATCTGGCAAACCGCATAAGAGCCTTGTTCCCCCCAGGCAAAATCCACACCTGCGGTATATTTCCCGCCGATGATGGGGGTTTTCCAAATCTCGACACACCCCTCAAGCGACTCCCTCGGTTCGATGGTCTCCGCCAACATCTTTATAAGGACTTCTTTAGCAAAGAAGGATTTGCCTCCTACGACTGTGAATCCGCCCTCTATTTCCTGTAAAAGATATTCGGGGTCGCCCTTGTATTGCTCCTCAAGTTTCTTAACATAATCTTCGGGGAGGAATATATTGTCGCGGGATGAACACTGGTAGAATTTATAATCCGGTCTGGGGTTAAGGGCGAACTCCTGATAGCACCAGTTGAACCCTTTGGGGGTAGTGGTTATCCACCGTTGCACCTTAAACTCAGGATGCCGTACAGCGGCGAACACCGCCCTCCAGGCGTCATAATGCGCCCTGGCCGCCTCATCTATCCATGCCCATGCCAACGAAGGCCCTCTGCCTGCCTTCTCAGGGTCATCCAGTGACCTTAAAAGAATCTCCGAGTCATTCTCCAGCTTGATAACCATGTTCGACTTATCAAACTGTCGTATTAACTGAGGCGGGCAAACCGCCTTGAACTCTACTAAACTGGAATCTCGAAGCATAGGAAAAGAGGGAGCCGCTATCATCCCAATAGACAAGGGGTTCTCGAGGGCATACATTAAAGCCTTGGTCGCCCCAGCCCTTGTCTTCCCGCTGCCTCTACCGGCAAAGAGGGCTATGTTCTCGGTCTTGTCTTTGACAAATTCAGCCTGCTTCGGGAATAGCTTTAGCTTGATTTCATTCTTCGTGACCGGGTAACGTGGCCTCAATGCTTCCCCTGATACATCGGTCTGTCTATCCCCTCGAATCGTTGTGCATCCTCTCCCTTTAATACCAGGAAGCCCACAGTCTTACCGGGAGCATGGAATGATTCCTTTGCCATATTATGCCCACAATCCAGGCAAGCCTTGGTTTCGTATTCCCTGCACTTCCACCATAAGAGACATTGAAGTTGATCGGGTGTCATAACGCCTTCCACTCCACGGGCATCTCTTTAGGACTCACTACCTCCACTGCCACCAGTACAAAAACCTTCTCTCCATAGTAGCGCACAAGACGCTCTGCCCCAGCTCTCGCTTCCTCATAGGTATCGTACTTTAGGGGAAGTCCAGCACCAGTCACCATCCAAAACTTTTCCATCTCTCCTCCTTATTTATTAAAGATTCCCTTGCACTTCGGACATCGCAGATTCAGGTCGCCGTAAGTCTCCAGCTTCTTCCCGCACTTGGGACACTTCTTCATCCCACCCACTCCTCTATCTCATCCTTGAGCTTGAGCAACCCACCCTTTGTCCTTATCATCCCACCCTGTTCTATCACCGCCCAGAACGCCGACCAGTATTGACGGTGCTTCTGCGGCGTGCGCTTCGGGAATTGTGTCACCGTGGTCTTGGATTCGGGTTGCGGCGCTAACGGTAACACCTGGTAATAATCCGTTGAGTGAAATGTCAAACTCATCGGTTCCGCTGGCATGATTCTTCCCTCCTTTTTCCTTTTTGTAAATTAAAATTGCGCAGGGTGCTGGGACAAACAAACAAGAACGAAACCAAACAACCTACCCCCACCCCTCACCACCAACCCCAATACAGCAACGC